ACGAGGAGAGAAAGAATGATTGACCTGATCGCTAAGCTTGACCCAAAAATATTACTCGCCGATGGGTTTGACGACTGTTTAATCGGGCTGACATTTAGAGGTGAGGAACTTGTAGCCTTGTACAGCGCTGAGGCTGTTATTGATAAGCTGGCTAGGGATATGTCTTACGACGATGCTGTTGATTATTTCGAGTTCAATATAGGGGGCGCATATATGGGGGAAAAGACGCCTGTGTTTTTCTACAACCACGACGGGGAGAGTGAAGATGCAACAAGGTAGAACAGCGGGTAAGTCGTTTAGACCGCAAAAGTTTAAAGACTTCTATGAGTCACCGCACCCAATACAGGCTAAGATCGCTCGGGTAATCGCACGGGCGAAGAAAGGTCTAACGGCGTATGAGATACAAGACCTAGCCGGATGTAGTGTGTATTCTGTACGCACAGTACTGAAAACCATGAAGGCTATTAAGGGTGTATACATTGTCGATTGGGTACGCACAGCACCCACATCACTAACAGCAGTCTACGCAATGGGGTCGTTACCTGATGTAGAGAAACCCACGTCCGTGCGCGATAGGGAGTTGGTGCGGAAGAAGGTGAGCAAACGTGTAATCAGGGCGGTAGAGGTGGTCGAAGACAGCCCCGAATCACTGCACTACAAAGCACTAGCCGAAGTTCTTGTGCCAAAGCGCAACGAGCAGGAGCAACGAGAAGTAAATCGCCTGTATCTGAATTGGATTAGTGAGGGAACTTATGGCTGAGCCAACAACACTACAAGAACTTATCCAAGATAGTCTTACACGCAGCAGCGAGGAAGATATGAAAGCAATCTACAGAGAGAACACACGTAGGATCGAGTTAGAAAGATCTAAAGCATCCCGCGCTAACGACATTCAACAAGGCGGCGATCACTACAAGAAGATGGGCGTGGAGCCTTGGGACGTGGTTGATACTTGGCCTTTAGAGCAACGCATCGGCGCATACAGGTCAGGAGCACTTAAGTACATCATGCGCATGGGAAGTAAGGATATTTCCTTACAAGAGATCCGTAAGGGTCAGCACTACATTCAGAAGTTGCTTGAGGTACTAGGAGAGCAGTCAAGCAGCTAGGAGCCCTTCTTTTAGAAAGCACAACAAGCTTTCTCCGGCGCAAAGTGCGCCATTTCTTATTTCGTAATCGTTAAAGTCCTCGCCTTCTTTGTCGGATAACCAGTAGGGTTTACCTGTTGCCTTCGCCGCATTAATTCCCGCCGTGTCGTTGTCCGCCACCAAAAAGCAATCTATATGTTGCTTAGCAACGTCGACCATATTATTAGCAGAGAAGCACACCACGATCTTATATCGCTGCCTAACCGCCTTTAGCGCTCGCCTTATTGATAATGCAGTCGCATATCCTTCGCACAAGATCACGACGCCCTTATTATCGAATACAGCCGTCGCTCCCTTGGTCTGTTGCCCCGTTAAGAATCGTTTGTCACCATCTGCTGTGACGACCTGTAGACCCACTAATGAGTCATTAAGCCTCATAGGTACTATCATTAGATCATTCCAAACCCAGCCCTTCTCTTCTGGGAATCCTTTTTTGTAAAGATACTTATGATGTACTTTACGGGAATTGTTGAGAATCCAAGCGGCCTTGCTTGCAGCCTTCTTATGGGCTTCTGAGCGCCTTTCCTCGTCAGCCAGTATCTTGTTCCGTATTTGTGTGTAATCGACCTCCTGCGGCTTCTCTGAGCGCCACATGGCGTGTTCTTGCATGGTGGCAAAGTTAATCACCCAGCCAACGTCACCGAGAAACTTATAAGAGCCATTTAACTTGCTTTTATGATCTACGGTGCGAACCCTTACCCACTTGTCGTGGATCAAGGAGTTGATGATTAAACCGTGTTGGGCAGCGAACAGTTCGAAGCTCATGCTGCCAACCTCGCTTTGCTCTTGGAAAACGCGATCATCCTTGAGCGTATCCACTTCGCTGTTTCAACTGAAGTCGGGCGTGTTGTCTTAGACAATCCCCGTGGGAATGCCCCAAACTTTTCCTTGTACTTGTGGGCACACCATCCTTCTTTGTAGCCTCTTATCTGGGCATAACACAAAAGCTCAGAGTAAAAGTTCTGTCGATCTACGATTGGATTCGTCGCTGTGTTGAGCTCAAACATTTCTCCGGCAACGTTCTCGACCGTGACCATGCGCTTACGCACATGACCGCACTCTCCGCAGGTGTCACTCTTGAATAGCCATAGCGTCGAACACACTGGGCATTTGGATTCTTTCTTCTCTTTCTCTGTGGGTTCTTTCTTAGCCTTCTCGCCGCCTTCTATCAGCTCTTGTACGCCTTCCGTGTAGAGCCTGTCCCAGTCGTCTTTGAACCGTAAGAAATTTCCGCTGTGGTCAAGCCACAGACCAAAATCCTTCCCCGGATGTGGACGCATGACGCGACCGATCTGCTGTACGTGAGATGAGAACGACTTGGAAAACGGTCTAGCAGATACGCCGATCATTACATCGGTAACGTCAAACCCTCTGGTTAAGATGTCCGTGGCAATGAGGCCATGAATGCTAGAGTCGGGCTTTGAGAACTCCTCAATTGCTGTCCTCTTAAAATCATCGTCCTCTTTGTAGCTGATGGACACGAAGTTGTATCCCGCTTCTTTAAACTTTGCTTCCAAATCCTTACCGTGAGCCACGCCTGCTGAGAACACGATGGTCTTAACAGGCTTGCCGAATACTTGCATGGTCTTAGACTGCCACTCGGCTACCACGTCGCCAGTAATCTTCATGCCCCGTGACGTGATCTCATCCGCCGCCCACTCGCCTGCGACCTTCTTTGCACCCTTCATGTCGATCTCTTTAGCGACATAGACCTTCAGCGGCACAAGCCAGTCTTGCTCAATAATTTCCCGATACGTTGGCCCTGCAACAACCTTGGTAAAAATATCCCCCAGCCCCTTGGTGAACGGGGTTGCAGACAAGCCAAGAACCTTCATCTCTGGATTGTCTTTGATGATCTTGATAACGCTGCTGAACAATATGTGGCACTCGTCTACGATCAGTAGGCTGGGCTTGAAGTGTCTTTTCCTCTTGGCTAATGTCTGCACAGAGCAAATCTGAATGCGCTCTTGTGGCCTGAATCGCCAGTGGTTGCCCTGTAGGACGCCGTGGTCGATGTTGTATTTGTTAAGTCTCATGCTGGTTTGGTCTACCAACACAATGCGATCCATAACCATCGCCGATGTCTGATATTTGTTGGCAAAATCACGCATGATAGAGATGGCGATTTCTGTTTTGCCGAGCCCCGTTACTCCCCAGAGCAGTTGGCATTGGTGTCCTGATTCAAAGCCTTCGTACACTTTGCGGACGATTTCTTCTTGATGCGGCCTTAGTTGCGGCATGATTCTCTCCTGATGGGAAACCGCCCATCGTCGGGTTATTTAAGCAGCTTGCTTCTCTGACTTCTCAGCTCGCTTCTTCCAGTACATCACTTGCTTGACTAGCTCAGCTTTCTCGTTCTGTAACGAATCCCGAGACCGACGCATAGCTTCATTCTCAACTTCCAAAACACTAATGCGTTGTTTATATTGAGCCAATTGTTCTTCGATGTCCAGCTTTTCGTCGTCAGGTAAATCCATTACGCCTAGCGCGATCTTCTCTTTTAGGTTCGTGTTTTCTTGCGCCAAGCTTTCGATCTCTGAAGCCATCTCAACCATCGGATCTTGCTTCTCGAACTCCTCGCGCTTGTTGATATTATCAACCTTCATCACGGACTCAGTGCCGTGCTTGTTCACGAACTTGCGTTCTGGCTTTGCTTCAACCTGTAGGGAATTCTTTACCCGAGCTACTGTTTGATGGCTGACCTCACACCGACGGGCAATCTCGCTGTCACTCCACTCTGACCACTCAATGTCGTTAAGCAAAATCATGACGGCGCGGCGCTTGTCTTCGTTGGTGCGTCTCAGGCCATGCCGACCGTTTGCACCGACAGAATGCAGCGTGGCATCCCTAAGTGTGCCTGTACGTACATCAGCCGCAACCTCGTCCTTAGCCGCCCGCTTATGGGCAAAGTATCTGTGGAATCCATCTGCTAACCAATAGTCCGATCCATCGTGGTAGACGGTGACTGGTGGGAACTCTGCGCCCTGATTTACTGCCTCTGTGTACTCTGCTACTACCTCTTCGTTTAACTGCACTCGTGGCTGTGTGTTGCCATCTAGTCTGATTTGTTTTAGTTGTAGGTTCATGGTTTCTCCGTAATGAATGGACAATTCTACGCTTGAGCAGAGAAAGAGCAAGTGGGAAAGTTGTAATAATTTGTAACAACAGTTTACGTTTTTATAAATTGTATTTTGATAAATTATAAAGCTGTAAACCATAGTTCAACCAAGGGTGGGAAGAGGCCATCGTAGACTCTCTGCCCTGCCCAGACCCATAGCCAGTGGGGTAATTTTCCGGCTACCAGTCCTCCGCTGAGGTAGTGTTAATTCGATTCAGGTCTTGTCCCACCATGTCCCTGTATCTTGTACGGTCGCCACTCAACGCCGCGAGGCTCACCGGGGTGTACGGCTGCCTGTCATTTCTGGGTACGGGAGATTTCTGCCCTTTTTGCTAACGCGCCCTGACGG